GCAACGGACAGCCCCTCAAATGCTGCAGGAATGCGCTGGCGTAATGCTTCATCACTTTCCATCACTGCGGCGACCGGCGGCACCGCGTCATTATCGGCAGGGACTACCGTCAGGCGCTTCACGTTGCAGTTGCCTGCCAGTTGCTCAAGGTCATTTCCCATGGAATAGGCCACCATGACCGCCTGCGCAGCCTCATTAATACGCTGGCGCAGCAGGATTTCTCGGTAAGTATTTTCCTGCAGCAGTTTGGTGACGGGTTCTGACTCCAGCGCTAACGTGCGCATAACGGCTTCCTGTTCATCAGCCGGATGGAGGGCCACAAAGGCGGCCTTGCGTTCTGCCAGCAATGCCTCAAAGTCCGGCACATCCACAATCTGCGGTGGCGGCAGTCGGGAAAGATCAATGACTGCCATTGTCTGCTCCTGTTGATACAGAAAGGGAAACCGGCGCACCGTTATTGCTGTGTCCGGTAAGTTCTACCACCATAGAGCCGTCAAAATTGCCGTTGATGGTGATGGAATCCAGTGTAAGGCGCGGCTCCCAGCGGTTCAGGGCCACATAGACCGCAGACATAATCTGCAGGCGCAGCGCCGGGTTCTGCGGCTGGTCAATCAGGGCAGACAGCAGGGAACCATATTCCCGGCGGGCAAGACGGCTGCCCTGCGGCGTCAGCAGAATATCCCGCACCGACTGGCGCAGATGGTCTGTATCTGCAATGGCTTGTCCGTCATTCCTGCTCATACCGATATACAACGTCATACCGGCCCCCCCGTATTGTCGCCGCCTTTCAGAACGCCAGTATGCTCATGGCCATCAACTACGATCCCGTTAGAACTCATTGCGCCGCCGCCCTGGGTAACGCCGCCATTGATCACCACCTCGCTGTTAATGCGCGTGGTGTCAGCCTCCACCACAAACTCACCGGTTTTGTAGGTGACACTGTCTGATGCCTCGATCACCATGGATTTGATGCCCCTGACATGCCATCGTCCGGTGGCGGGTTCATACTCAAACCATCCCCCGTCCGGGTACTCCGTCACGCAACCGTCCACAGAATCCGACGGTGGCGGAAACTGATTGGAGTAGATAGCGGGCAGCACAAAAGCGGTTTCCAGATTGCCGCCCATGCTCAGTACTACCACCTGCTCATCCGGCGACGGACACCACCATGTACAGGCACCACCGGCGCGCAGTGTCAGCCAGTTAATCCAGTTAGTTTCAAGCTCGCCCACTTTCACCCGGCACAGCCAGTTTTTCCGGTCCACTTCGGTCACAGTGCCGGTGCGGATCAGGTTGGTGATAAGGCGCATGATTTCTGTTAGTTGTGTGTTCATGGCAATAGGTTGCCATTAATAGTGCGTTGAACGGCTATACACCACTTTGTATAGTTCCTAACACAATTAAAGATTAAAATAGGATCCTGTCATCAAGAACGATTGGTTATTGCAAAATGAAAAATAAAAACCCATACCAAGCTTTACTACGCGGAAAGGTAACTTCAGCAATCGCGCAAGCCAGAGCTGCGGCTCATATGACACATCAAGGAGTAAAAGGGAGCGTTCTTGAAATATTACTAAGTCAACTTTTCCGACCTCTTTTACCCGCAGATATTGGTGTTGGTACAGGGCAAATCATCGATGCCTTTGGTAACCCCCCCTCTCCACAAATTGACATTGTTATCTATAACAAAGCGATACTCCCCCCTGTTCTAGTTGATAATAATGTCGGAATATTTCCAATAGAATCTGTTTTATATACTATTGAAGTTAAAACAACACTAAACTCACGGGAACTTTCAATCGCAGAACTCAGCGCAAAAACGATAAATACGGTTTATAAATATCTTCCAGGAAAACTTGATGAAGAAGGTAATAGAATAAACCATTCCATTAGTAAACCTCGTGCGGTTGTGTTCGCATTGAACACTGACTTAAAAGCCAATGGAATGACGGAAGCAGAAAGATATAAAAAGATATACAAAAAAGAAACTCATTACCTAGGTGCTATATGTGTTGCAGGACGTGAATATTGTTATGAGAATGATGAACATTGGATTTCCATGCGAAACGAAGAAGACTTTGATGAAGTATTAGCATTAATTTCCGGAATCACAAACACCTATAGAGGAGTCTCAGATAGTCGAGGGTATCCATTATTAGGATATTATGTCGCTCCTGAAAATATAACATCTATAATCACTCCTTCAGTCGTTCTACCTGAGTTAACAGTCAAATGTGTTCAATGTGGCAAGGAGCTTAAAACCATACCGACTTTTGCAGGTTTCAAGGATCTAACCATTAACGGAGCCATCACTATTCCATCTTTATGTGAATGCGGTGGAAAATTGACCTCTGAAAAAGGCAATTACATAATAAAGAATGAAAGACTCAGAGAAATAAACCCTATATAGAATTTTAGTCATCTGGTTAACCAAAGCAATAGGGTGTCACGGGTAACGGTTTCCATCACATCATTCACACCCAACTGGCGGCGCTCTGCATAGTGGACCTCCGGGCCTTTACGGCTGACGCGGTCACGCAGGCCGTAGTGGTGAACCCGCGCAATCCGCTGCACCTGCCCGGCGAACTGCACGCTGGCAGTGTCTGTGCTGGCTGCAGTTTTCAGGTATTTCGCCGTACGCAGCTTCGAAAACATTTGCCGCTTGATGCGCCCCTTTTTGGTTCGGGCCGTAACTTTTCGCGGCTCATATCCGCTGCCATCAGGATTTCGTTGCAGCCGAATATTGTTTTGCTGGTTCCGGCGCAGCTGTTGCGCCAGTTGCCGCATCATACGGCTGCGCGCGGCAGGCTCCAGATTCGCCAGTAGCGCCGTCAGCCAGTCATCCACCCTCTGCAGTTCATCCACGTTTCACCGTCCACATTTCCTCGAATCCGTCAGGCTCCGGCGAAGCTTCAACGCTCGACACATTACCATCAGTGCTGACCAGTACACGTTCCGTCAGTTGCAGATTCAGACTGATATCGCATACATCATTGCGCAAAATATCCACTTCAAAGGTGAACAGTTTTTCACGCAACTGCGGGTTGTTGATGGCGTCCGGCTGGTTTTCTCTGAGCCACAGCAACACGGGAGCCATCAGCAGATTCTGGTCGCCGCTGAAATCCTCGATCACCACGTTCAGGGTGTAGCGGTATTCCCATGACATAGAGCTGGCACCAGTTGCCACCAGTGAGCCGTTATCAACGAAAAGGTGCAGCTTGTCCGGGTTGTCGCGGATATAAGCAACCGCTTTACTCAAGGCGCTGCGCAGGGACTGCGGTTTGTTCACTGTTTCGCTCCTGACACGAAATGATCGTGTCGACTTTGTCAGCACAGACCGCCCAGGCGGCCTCTGTTTCATCCAGTGCCGCATTCAGATCACCGTTACTGCGCGGCGCTGACCTTTCAAGGCGGCACTGCGTCACTCTGGGACAGCCATTCACGGTAAGCTGCACCTCCGGCAAGGGCCGGACGTTCGCGCAGCCTGATAATGTCAGCAGGCAAAGGAGTATCAGCCCAGCGGCGCAAATTCTCGTTTTCACGTTTCAGTTCCTCGATCCGGTGCTGGCGGCTTCGCAGCAGTGCGGTGGTCTTTTCTGCTGCCGCATAAAGCCGCATCTGCTCCCGGCTGTTGGTTTCGATCAGAACGGACAGGCCGATCAACTGACTGTTTTTCTTCGTCAGTTCCTGCGTTTTGCTTTTCAGCGCCGTGCCCTGCGTCTCGATAGTGTGACTGGCATTGTTAAGCCGCCACGACTGCCAGCCCAGCGCCGCAAGTACCAGCGCCAGCACTACCGCCAGCGCACGCATCAGGCCGCCATCGGCTCATGAAGCTGCGCGCGGGCAATCTGATACAAAACCAACGTCAGCAGGTAAAACACCAGGGTGATCACCCATCCAGAAAACGCCAGGCACAGAACAATAAGCAGCCTGATTACCCATGTACGCACGGGTTTTACGGGGTGCGCCCTGAATTTCAGCAATGCCGCCCTGACCTCATCGCGCGCCCGATCTCCGGCGAACCACCCGACAGCGCACAGCGCAGCAAGCAGCCAGGCGAGGAAGCATGACACCCAGACAGACGCACCAACCAGAACCGGCGCACCGCTGCGCGGATACAGCAGGCTGATAACCAACAGCGCAGCCCATGCCAGCTGGAAAAAAACGCTCATGACTTTCTTTTTCATTCCGTTATGCTCCTTTTAAGCACCAGGCCATTTCCCGCGCGCGGCGGTTGTCCAGCCCCTGATTAAACACACCTTTGACATATACCCAGCGCGGCAGTTGATGGCAGGCATCCGCCCAGCGCCGCTGGTTCAGCAACTTAACCAGCGTGGAGCTGCAGGCGTTGCCGGTGCCCACGTTGAAAGCAAACGACACCACCGCGTCATAGACCTTTTGCGGCA